TTAGAAAGCTTATTTCAATCATTAAGTAATGCTAATATATTTGGGGGTATTTATTCTACACTTAATCCAAACTCATTACCTAAAACAGCATTCACACCTGATTTTATAATGCCTACACAACAGGATTATAATAATGGTTATTTTATACGATATATATTAAAACCAACTATTAGTTCTCAATTAAATAATTTTATTGAAGTAAAATCTGATAAGTATAACCAAGTAGTTCAAAGCAATGACTTACAAACATTATATAAATTTGCTAATGTTGTTTGGAAACTAACAGGCCCATTATATGACACTTACAAAGATAACATCAGAATAGCCTCAGGTATAATTGACACTAATAAAAGATCAATTCAAGAGGCTGAAAAATTCATACCTAACTTATCTTTATATTTCACAGACTTAATCCAGTTTGGTAAGCCAAGTTAACCTTGTTATATTTAACCTATAATAAAGGTTATGTATTACATTGTTGAAACAGAAGAACAACTTAAATACTTAGGCAAACCAGAATCAAACAAATGTTTTGTTAATATTATCACAACAAATGATAATCGCCATCCTTCTTTAACTAAACCATGTTTAGTATATTATAATGATGGAGAAAAAGGTTATATATTACCTATCGACCATAGTGAAGCATTTAAATTAGATTGGTTAACAGTCAAACAATTTATATATAGCATTGAGAAAGTATATGTGTTAGACAAGAAATTTCATTTGTATTTCTTATCAGGTGATAATTTAATTGATGTTAATTTTAATGATTATGTTGATGAATCACAATTTGACACTAAAGTACATACTGACTTTAATCGTGAAAAATATTATATAAATGAATTAAACACACTGATACCAATACCTAAACATTATGAGAAATGGGAAAAAATATACACTAGTGTGATAGATAAATTACTTCTTTCTAAGTGGCATGGTGACAATTCATTTTTAAATTCTCATTATACTGAAGTATTTTATCAGATTGAAAAAAACGGTATAGGAATTGATCCACGTAAGTTTAACAAGCACTTTGAAACTACTTGGAAAGATAATTCGATTTACGGGAATACAGTTTATACACAATATAATTTATATAATGTAACTACTCGTCCTTCAAACGCATTTAATGGCGTTAATTTCGCAGCTTTACCTAAGGACGGCGCACGTGAATCATTTGAACCAAATAATTATATATTTGTTGAATTTGATTATAGTGCTTACCATCCACGAATTATTGCTAAGGCAATTGGTTATACATTTGAAGGTGAACCATATGATGAAATACCTAAAGAAATAATGTTTCAAAACATATATGGTGGTATTAGAGATGAATATGCATGGTTTCCATTTTTTAGTAAACTAAATGAGTGGTTAGATAAACAATGGCAGGATTTTAAACATACCAACCATTTAAAATTACCTAGTGGTCCTAATATATGGGCTGGTCAAATAAAAGAACCAAATAAAAATAAAATATTAAGCTATCTAATCCAGGCTTACGAAACATATTATAACACAATGACATTACAGCGTGTGTTAAAACTACTATATAGTAAAAAAACTAAAATAGTATTATACACATATGATTCAATATTACTGGATGTAGCTAAAGAAGATATTAAACTATTACCAAAAATTAAACAAGAATTAGAAGCTGATGGTTTTCCAACTCGCATGAGTATTGGCGAGAACTATGGTGCTTTAATTAAAAAATAACATATTTATGACATGGAATTTAACAATAGAGGAATTGGCAAACAAGTTATTCGCAACCTTCTCAAAGAAGGAAGACATAAATCAAACAATTGAGGTTATTACAGCCCGCTATTCTATCTTATTCAATAAAATTTTTATTTTAGAGTCTAAGGATAGTGATGAATTTATCTGCACATATAATATTGATCCAGGTAATTTAAGTACAACCACTGTATTACCTAATACTATATTATTACATCGCAAGAAAGAATCAAATACATTATATACCATTAATGCTTTAAATACTTTAATTAAAACATTGAATAATGGTTACGCTGATCCTAATTATAAAGTTGAGTGGAACGATTACAAGAATACCATTTTATTAACAAATGGTCCTGATCTTCGTAAGTTGGAAACAACTATCTATAAGATAGTTAATCTTTAAATATTTATTATTGATCTAAATAAAAAAAATGAAACTAATCGATATTTTAAAAGAAGCAGTTGATCCATTTTCTCAATATAAGCTTTTATCTAAAAAAAGAGAAAGAGATATGTTTGGATCTTCTACTATATATGAATATCTTCTAAATGATGAAGATTATAAAACACCATCAGGTTTAAAATTTAATTTAAAAACTATAGGTTATGCTATGGCTGAGGGAAGAGAAAAAAATCTTTACCATATAAAAACAGATGTTTACTATAAAGGAAAATTACTAACAGAACCTAGTGGTATTCCTGGAGCACGTGATGTAGTTTTTTCTGTTAATAAAGCTAAGAAATGGCTAGATAAGAATGGAGAAGATTTTATTAAAGGAAAAAAATATCAATACAAAAGTACTTAATAACAAAATAGAGCCTTCAGAAATGAAGGCTCAATTTAACCTAAGTTTGGCCTTCGGCTAATCTTATCTTATATTTAATTCTAAAATAATAAACAGTTATGGATTTAGCACAAATCAAGCAACGTATGCAATCGTTGCAAAACAAAGGTAAAGGCGGCGGAAACAAAGATGACCGTGCCAAGAATTTCTGGGTTCCACCAGTTGGTAAATCAGTGATTCGTATTGTTCCATCTAAATTCAACAAGGCAAATCCGTTCAAAGAAGTAATGTTCCATTATGGTATTGGAAACAAAACCATGTTGTCATTAACTAACTTTGGAGAAAAAGATCCAATTGTTGAGTTTGCACAGCAACTTCGTAAAACTAGTGACAAAGAAAATTGGTCATTAGCTAAGAAGATTGAACCTAAAATGAGGGTGTTTGTACCTGTTATTGTCCGTGGTGAAGAAGACAAAGGTGTTCGCATGTGGCAGTTTGGTAAAGAAATGTATCTCGAATTGTTAGGTATTGCTGAAGATGAGGATATCGGAGACTACACCGACATTATGGAAGGTAGAGATTTAACAGTTGATACAGTTGGTCCTGAAGTTACAGGTACTAAGTTCAACAAATCATCTATTCGTATTAAACCGAAAACTAGCCCATTGACTGAAGACAATGAAGTTATTAAGAAATGGATTAGTGAACAGCCTGATGTTTTATCACTCTATAAAAAGTATGAGTTTGATGAAATGAAGACTATGTTAATGGAATGGTTAGAACCATCTGAGGACAATGGTGAAGAAACAACTGAAGAAGTTACTGAAACACCAGTACAAGAAGCTCCTAAGGCTAACTATACCCTTAACACTAAGAAAAAAGGGTTTGATGAAGATGAATTTGATGAACTATTTAACAAGTAATTAAAATGGCTAAATCTGCTAAAAGTGTAAATGCAAGTGTATCACAAGCAATTAAGGGTACATTTGATCTTGATAAGTTCAAGAAAACTAAAAAGCTAGACCAATCGTCTAACTTTAAAACCCAAAAGTGGATTCCATTTTCACCAGCTGTACAAGACGCTCTCTCAATACCAGGCGTGCCTATGGGACATATTACCATAGCTAGAGGCGGCTCGGATACAGGTAAAACAACATTAATGATTGAAACAGCGGTGAATGCTCAGAAAATGGGCATTCTACCGGTGTTTATCATTACTGAGATGAAATGGGATTTCGCTCATGCTCAAAAAATGGGCTTTCAATGTGAAGCTGAAGCTGATGAAGCTACAGGTGAAGTAATAAATTACAAAGGTTTTTTTCTATATGTTGATAGATCAACTCTTAATTCAATTGAGGATGTAGCAGCATTTATGGCTGACATTTTAGATGAACAAAAGAAAGGTAACTTACCTCATGATTTATTATTCTTATGGGATTCAGTAGGTTCTATACCATGTGATATGAGTATTGAACAAGGTAAAAACAATCCAATGTGGAACGCTGGAGCAATGGCTACACAGTTTGGTAATTTTATCAATCAGAAAATCCCACTATCACGTAAAGAATCATATCAGTTTACTAACACATTCTTTGTAATTAATAAAACAGGTGTTCAACCAGCTTTAACTCCTATGAGTCAACCTCGTATGACTAATAAAGGTGGTAATACAATGTATTGGGACGCCTCAATTGTAATTACATTTGGTAATGTTACAAATAGTGGTACAAGTAAGATTCACGCTCAACATAAGGGTAAGAAAGTAGAATTTGCTAAACGTACTAAGATCGCTATCGATAAAATTCATGCTGATTGTGGAATTGCTACCACATCAACAGTAATTGTTACACCTCATGGATTCATTCCAGATGACAAAGATGATGAGAAAGCTTATAAAGCAGCTCATGCTCATGAATGGTTTGGTGAGGGAGTAAAAATTGATGAGATAAAGGTTACTGAGGATAATAGTGAGTGGGAAGAAAGTAGTAAGATATCTCCAATGATTGAAATCGATAATGACGATGAACAAGACGTTTAAAGATATACTGTCCAATATTAAGAATACTAAGCAAGAAGCCTTGTATTTAAACAGTAAGGTACTCTTAGTAGACTCAATGAATACCTTTTTAAGAAGTTTTGCCATGATCAATCATATGAATCCAAGTGGAGCCCACATCGGTGGGCTCACTGGGTTCTTAAAATCGATTGGTTTTGCAATTCGTCATATTAAGCCTACAAGAGTTATTTTAGTATTTGATGGCAATGGTAGCACTACTAATAAAAAGAATCTATACCCAGAATATAAAGCACATAGAAAACTACAACGTATAACTAATTGGGATGGTTTTGATGGTAAAGAAGATGAATCAGCCTCTATTGAAAATCAAATGTTACGTTTAGTAGAGTATTTAAAGTGTTTACCTGTTGATTTATTATCTATTGATAAAGTAGAAGCTGATGATGTTATAGGTTATATAACAAATAAATTAGATGGTGAAGTACATATAATGTCTGCTGACCAAGATTTTCTACAATTAGTAAATGATAAAGTAACAGTGTACTCACCTATTAAGAAGAAATTCTATACACCTAAATTAGTAAAGGAAGAGTATGGTTTATATCCTCAAAACTTTATTAATAAAAAAATATTAATGGGTGATGATTCAGATAATATACCTGGTGTTAAAGGATTAGGACCTAAAAAACTATTTAAATTATTCCCAGAATTAGAGGCTAATTTTGCAGTCACATTAGATAGTATATTTACTAAGTCTGAAGAGTTAGTTAATGAACATGGATTGTATGGTGATATAGTTAACTTTAAAAAACAACTACTTATCAATCAACAACTAATGGATTTGTCTGATCCTGACTTACCAGAAGACAGTTTAGAAGAAATAGAACAAGTATTAACAAATGAACCTAATAGATTAGATAAGTTACATTTCATAAAGTTTTACAATGAAGACAGATTAGGTAATTCAATCCCTAACGTAGAGATTTGGCTTAACGAAATTTTTTCTTATCTTCAGGTATATAAATTAAAATAGTTATGGTTGCTTTTAGCAAATTAAATCAGTATGGTTTGAATTTTCAAACCAAGGTTATTAGCTCGCTTTTAAAGAATAAAAAATTCTTACTTAATATTCGTGATGTTGCTACACCAGAATATTTTGATAACCAAGCACACCAATGGTTAGTAGAAACAATTATTAAGTATTTTGATAAATGGCATGCTACTCCTACATTAGACACTTTACATATTGAGGTAAAGAAAATAGATAATGAAGTATTAAAAACATCAGTAGTAGAACAATTAAAAGAAGCATATAAAGCAACAAATGAAGATGCTGAATATGTTGAAGCTGAATTTAGTAATTTTTGTAAAAACCAACAACTAAAGAAAGCATTATTAACATCTGTAGATTTACTACAATCTGGAATGTATGATGATATTAGACAT